GGACTTACCATGGGACTTGGTACTCCAACCATTATTAACAACAGTAATTATTACACACAATCTGGATCTAATGGTGGTGATGACGGAGATACTATTGGTTCAAAGTTTGATTTCTTATCTGCGTTTAACGCACAATATTCTTTATTCGCTAAGTAATCATGGCAGAACAACATTCTTCTCAAGCAAGTATTGTAAAATGCATTCTGTCTAGCGAGAATGGATCTAAAGAACAAATTTTAGGTGGTGATATGGTCGTGTCCTTTACGGTATACGAGAGTATTTTGTCTCCTTTTATGGCAGCTAATTTAATTATTAGTGATTCTGCTGATCTTTTGAATTCTTTCCCTATTCAGGGTGGCGAAAATATTCAGTTTCTATTAAAGACTACTTTTGATGATGCACCAATTAAATATAATTTCAAAGTATATAAAATTAGCGGAAGAATTGTAAAGAATAAAAAGCAAGCATATATGCTTGGACTCGTTTCAGAAGAAGCATTGGTTAATGAAACTTTAAGAGTTCAAAGTCACCTGACAGGTAATCCACAAGCTATTATTACCAAACTTTTAGGATCAGAATATATAAAATCGGGGAAAGAGTTCTTTTCAGAACCTTCTAGATTTGAAGTCAAATTGAATGCAAATAGGACTAGACCATTTGATATTATTTCTAAATTAATTGTCAAATCGGTTTCTCCTAAAACAAACTATAGCGGAAATACATCTTCCAATGAGAACGAGACAGCGCAACAGATTAGAGGTAGTGCTGGATTTTTCTTTTGGGAAACTAAAAGAGGATATAATTTCTTTTCTATTGATGCATTATGTGATGAAAAAGATGGTAAATATGCTGCACCTGACCTTCAATCAGAAGCATGGGGACCATATCTTGAGGGAACTGCAAATACAGAAATTTCTGGAGATCAAAGATTTCTAATTAGTAATGTTGTTTTTAGTTCTGAAGTAGATTTGATGACATCTTTAAGAAAGGGAAAATATTCTTCATTGATGGTTTTCTTTAATCACTCAACAGGTGAGTATGAAGAGTATGTTTACAAAATTAAGGATAGTTATGATAGCATGGCACATTTGGGTGGACAGGAAAGTATTTCTTTAGTTCCTGTTAATCAGATTGAATTATCTGATTATCCAACTAGAATCATGTCCATGGTTTTGGATCATGAGGCATGGTATAATGAACCAGGAATTGCAAATCCAGAAGATGAAAAAGCAAAGGACCCAAATAAGTTTGCAGACTGGCAAAAATATTATGCTGCTCAGTCAACTGCTAGAACTGAACTTTTGAATAATCAAGAAGCAACACTAGCGATTCCTGGAAATCCATTGATTTGTGCAGGAGACAAAATTGACATCAGATTACAAAACAAAATATCTGATGCTGTAAAAAATAGAAATCCATATGATGAAGAAAGCAGTGGTGTGTATTTGGTGAAAGAAACAACTCAAACCTATAATTTTCTTGAAGGAACTACAGGAACACTTAAAACTACGCTAAGATTATTCAGAGATTCATACGGCATGAAGGATAAACCTTCTAGCCGTGGCAATAAATAAACAAAGGAGGTACTACACATGGACAACATTGAACAACATATCGCTAAGGACAAAGAGATTCTAGATAACCCTATGATTTCTCCTAACCAACGTCGTCACATTGAAGGCGAACTGCATGAACTAGAAGAATACGCAGAGCACCACAAGAAAGAAATTGAAGCAGGTGATCATCACGATCCCTCACCATTAGAACTATTTTGTGATTCAAATCCATCAGAACCTGAGTGTTTAGTTTATGAGGATTAAGTATGGATGAAGCATTATCACGTTTAATGCCATCCCATAGAATCGGCAGTGACGGATTCTCGTGGTGGGTGGGTCAGATTGAGGGATCCTCTCAAGAAGAGGAGAACAATAAAGGTGGATATAGATATAAAGTCAGAATCGTAGGGGATCATCCTAAATCAAAGGAAGTTCTTGATACGAAAGATCTGCCTTGGGCAAACGTGATGATGCCTCTAAATGTTCCTTTTATGCCAGGAAACATTGGTGGAGCTTCTTGCCAATTAATTAGAGGATGTTGGGTAATTGGTTTTTATCTTGATACTGATAAACAGAAACCAATTATTATGGGATCTATTGGAATCACTCCTGGATCTACATCTAAAATAAACACTCCTGGACCAAATAGAGAGCCATTTACAAATGGACCAGAAGCAACACATTCTCCCGATCCAGCAAAAGATGGACTTGAAGGTGAAGATGGAACTGCCAAGACTGGTGGTGGACTGTCTACTGGAAGAAAACGAGGAGATGGAGAGCAAGATATTCCAGTTCCTCCTTCACTTTTAGCGAGACCCGCTAAAGAAAAGTGGTGTCAGGAAGTAGCAGAAAAATGTAAAGATCCAGATCTAAAGACTCAATTGTCTGGTATTTTAGGTGAATTGTTAAACAATATTCAAAATTCTGGTGGAAATATTGGCGATTTCTATGTAAACAAAGTTACTGGTGGATTAAACAGTGTAATCTATGACGCCAGAATACAAATTAATAAAGCAACACGGGTTGTCACAGAATTTCTTGCGAAAGTAAAGGGATTTATTAAAAAGAAGCTGCAAGAAGGTGTTAATGCATTAGTAAAAGCATTGCTGAGAGTAGATGAAAGCGGAAATGCTCTAACACCAGTTACTGAATTTTTCAATAATGCTCTAAAAAATCTTGGTTGTGAAATGGCAGACCTCGGTAAGAGGTTGCAAGATTGGTTGACAAATGTGTTGATGAGTTATGTTAATGAGATTTACCGATCTGTTGTTTGTCAGGTAGACGAACTTGTAAATGGTATTATTTCTAAGTTCAATCAACTTCTAGAAGAACTTCTTCAAAAAGTTCTTGGTCCTTTGCAAGATATTCTAGGTGCTATTGCTGAACCATTAAACATTATTGGTGGTGCCATTAATTTTGTTTTAAAACTTCTTGGTATTTCTTGTTCTGGTCCCGATCAGACTTGCAATAAGTATAAGAAAGTTTGTACAAATGGAGAAAAGAAAAAAGACGAAGATGATAAAAATTTCTTAGATGATCTCCTTGGTGATATTGATAATCTGTTTGGTGATACTCCTGCTGACTATACTCAGTATGTTTGTGATGAAGCATACACAGGAAAACCACTTACAGTCACAACCATTGGATTTACGGGTGGTATTCCACTACCATTTGAAGAGAATGGTAAAAAGGTAGCAATTGTTTATAATATTACTGACATTGAAGTTACTAGAGGAAAGATAGCGGTATTTACTGTCACTAGAAGTGGATATACAGCAGAAGCTTCTTCTGTCACTTATAAAACATTAGACAAAGGAACTGCAACTGCAGACGAAGATTATTTTAAGGTAAATGAAAGCGTCTTAGGATTTACTCCTGGAGAAACATCAAAAACTATTGAAATTCAGACTTTATCTACAGCAGATACTGATGATGAAGATTTTTATATTAGTTTAAAAAAGAATACGCCACTTAGTATACCTGCTATCTTTAAAAACAATGTAGCAAAATGTGATATCAAAGCATTTGTACCGAATGAGCCAAATGACCCATATATTGGAAAACCAATTAATCCTATAACTGGAATACCTCCAGTATTTGATGATGAAACTTTCCCACCAAATCAAGATGATGATGGTGTATCTGATGGCGAAGATGATGATAATGATGGAAAAATTATTGATGGAATAATAACAACACAAACATATAATGTATCTGCTGATAGATCTACATGTCCAGAAGGCGAATTTATTGTATACACTATTACAACAACAAATATAGATAGTGGTACTATTCTATACTATAACTTATCTGGTCTTGGTATTACTAAGAAAGATATTGTTGGTGGTAGTCTTGCAGGATCTTTTATTATTAATGATAATACCGCAAAGGTAACTATTGGCATTGAAGAAGATGATGTTGTTGAAGAGGCGGAACTTCTTACGTTTACGATATCTGGTCAAGGTGCATCTACTTCTGTTTTAATTACTGTAGCTGATGATCAAGATATTGATGATTTTGATGAAGGAGTTGGAGATTCTCCAGAGACTGAGATTGATCAAGATTTCAAAATCCCCATCATCAATATTGATGATGTGATTACTGATGAAAATGGTGGAATTATTGAAATTCCTGTAGATACTCCAGGTGATCCATATGCAGAACCACCATTTGTTTTTATTGGTGGTGAAGGATTTGGTGCAACTGCAACTGCACTATTAAATGCAGATGGATTATTAACTGAGATTCGTATTCTTTCTCCTGGATTTGGATATAAAAAGAATCTTGCCGATAATTCTGGTAAGAGATGTATTATTGATTCGTTTACGACGATTAAACCTGGAATTGGATATGTAACTCCTCCAGATATTTACATTAATAGAGAACTTGGCATAGCAGAGGCTGTTATCAATGATGATGGATTTGTTATTGGAGCGAGAATGCTAGACAGAACTAGAGTTTTCAATTCTTTTCCAGAGATTTTGGTAATAGGTGGGGGAGGATATGGTGCTAAACTACTACCTTCATTGTTATGTCTAGATACAGATGGTCTGTCTAAACTTGGATCTACCAAGATTGGTACAGGTCGTTATGTTGATTGTCCATAGGGGGATATAGATTATGTCAGCAGCTAAGCAAGAAACATATAATAAGATTAAGACTGAGGGTGTTGCAAAACCTACAACTCCTGATGAAACTCAAGAAACTGAACATATAAAATTTAATACTCTTTCAAAGGGATATCTGACTAGAGCTTCTATCTATGAAAGGGAATTTCCAGATCAGATTGGTCAGGCACTATGTATTGATGGTCCAAAGGATGCTGATAACCATTTTACATTCGCTGGTGATGGTAGTGTCACTCTTATGACTGGTAAGAGAGATCCAAATCGCGGAGCTGGTAGTGGAAAATTAAATATCAAAGCATATGGTGGTCAACAAGAGTATATGAGCAGAGTAGACCTTCAGTTTAATGAAGGTGATGACACAAAACCACAGGGTGATGGTCAGGCATTGAATATTGTTTGTTATGGAGACTATGTAGAAAATTCTGTTGGAAGTGAGAGACACATCCGAGCAGAAAAGATTTTGATTACTGCAACATCTGAACTAGTATTGCAAGGTGGATCAATTAAATTGCAGTCCGAAAGTGACATTGAACTAGCTGGAACTGCTATTAACTCAGCACAAATTAATAAAAAAGAAATTGTCTTAGGACAAATCATGAAGTTTGGTGCAGGTGAGGAGACTGGTATACAGTTTGATCCTCGTTCATCTGTCAACATCATTTCTCCTGGACATGTGAACCATAAGGTTCTTGGTGATTATGTTGTAAACGTTGGTGGTCAGGAAGAGCACCTAATTGCTGGTATACCACGTCCTGATAGTACATTGGTAAAAGACAAGACAAAGGCATTTGGGGTTAAAGCAGCAGCACTGGGCATTGGTTTAGATGCTGCTACGTTCATCAACACTACTGCTGGTGGTGCTACTACAATTACTTCTGGTGCTGCTTCTACATTGACTGCAGTTGCTTCAGTAACTATTGCTGCTGGTAGTTTCTTAACTTCTACAGCTGGTGGTGATATCACGCAAATCTCTGGCAAATCATACACAGTAACAGCATTAGGAGAAGTTAAAATCACTGGCGCATTAATTTTACTTAACTAAACAATCACAAATACTGATTGTCAACTGGCACAAGGGGGGGTTGAAACTCCCCTTTTTTATGCTAAATTACTCTTGTAGCAAATCAGGAAAGTGCCTCAATTAATCGCACCCACCACTTGACGCGCTCTGCTTCATGTGCTACAATTCTATCAGCGACCAACGAAAGTCGGTCCTTCATCTGCGGGTAACCACTCCGCAAGTAAACAAAAGGTAATTAACAACAATGATCAAATCTGTATTCGCAGCAACCGCTGCCCTGTCCATGTCCGCTGGTGCTGCTTTCGCAGGACCCTATGTTAACGTAGAAGCAAACTCAGGATTCACGGGATCCAGCTACAATGGAACCGCGACAGACCTTCACGTAGGGTACGAAGGCGCACTCGGTGAGTCTGCTTCCTACTACGTCCAGGGCGGCGCTACTGTAGTCTCTCCTGACGGCGCTGAGAGCGACACCGTTCCTTCTGGTAAGGCAGGTCTTGGTATCGGTTTGACCGATGCTCTAGGCGCATATGGCGAAGTCTCCTTCGTTGGTAGCGGCGACAGCAACGTTGACCGTGGTTATGGAACCAAACTCGGTTTGAAGTACAGCTTCTGATAAATAACGTGGAGACCTTTCGTGCGGTCTCTACAAAAGTCGGAACACCCAAGGGGACCTTCGGGTCCCTTTTTTCATGGTTCTAAATAATTACGTGGAAATGAGTGCCGTATGTTATCTACACAATATAGACTACGACTAGAATTTATTTGTAAACGTATCGCAAATAATGATGATGTAAAACTAGATGATATGATCTGGGCACAGAAACTTGCCAAGGCAAATACATCTGCTAATGAGATGTTAAAGATGGCAAGACGCCAAGCATCACAAAACATTGAAGAGGGTAGCACAGACGATTTTCTGAATAGGATGGGTTTAGGTGATCCCGATCCATCCAACCACAAGAAGGGATTTACTGATGCTGACGACATTAAGAGTTGGTTTCAGCAAGACAAACCTGATGATTGGAGACAACGTGACTGATTATGTCTGTATCCCCATGTGGGATCCTATTTACGAGATGATGCGCTATCATTGGGTTCACAAGTCAGAAAAGGATCCCGAGCAATTCGTGAAAAATCTTAATCCAGAGCAAGAACGGCTATGAGTAGCAAGATGATGTTCTTAGTTGATGCTGGCAACGGCAGATGTATCACCCACGATGGATACATTCAACTCGGCAGTTTTGCTCATAGTGTAGAAAAACATCTGGAGTTAAATCCCGATCAAGAATGGCAGGTAACATACTGGATGCCTGATCCATTTTACATGAGATACCCACGACCAAACTATCAGCATACTATGAAGGCAAACGAAGGTTCTCCTAAAACTGACAATGCTACTGATAGTAGACCGAGAGACTTCCCTGACCAAGCAACAAATAGACTTGAGAGAACATTATGAAGATGTGGGAGACAAAATGCTCCAGTTGTGGTAATATGGTGCCAGCAAACCAGTGTCCTCAGGTTGGATGCTATGTCCCTTCTAAGGGCAAATACGAAAACTCTTTATGTAAACCCTGTTGGTTAATCAAAAAATTATGGAAGTAATTACAGAAGGAAAAGTCAAAACTGTTTATCAGGGAGACGATGCTGATCGTGTCATCATTGAATACCACGACAAAGTAACAGCTGGCAACGGTGAGATGGTTGATCATCCACTGGGAAAAGGATCACTCTGTTGTAGTATCTCATCTATTATCTTTGAGAAACTTGCCAAAGAACTTATACCAACTCATTACATCAATATGGTTGGCGCTAATAAGATGATCTGTAAGAAAGTTAGTATTGTTCCATTAGAAGTCATTTGCCGCAATCGTGCTGCTGGATCTATTGTTCGTGAGACAACTCTTCAGGAAGGTGCTCCACTACCACATCCCATTGTTGAGTTTTTCCTGAAGGATGATAGTAAGCATGATCCTTTGCTTACACCTGACCGTGTGAAACTAATGGGATATGATCCAGAACCTTTTATTGAGATGACTCTACAGATTAATGATTATCTTCGTCAGATGTTCTACATCATGGGCATTGATCTGGTTGACTTCAAGATAGAATATGGTTATACTGCCTATGGTGAGCTGCTGCTTGCTGATGAGATCAGTCCTGATAGTATGAGACTATGGAAGATTGGTAGTGATGAAAGATTTGATAAAGATCTATTCAGAAATGATGAGGGGGATATTGTTCCTGCCTATCGTGAGATTCTTGACCGACTACAACCGCTTGCTATTTTATGAAAAAGATTGAGATCACTCCCCAAACATATATTGATATGAATAAGGAGTTTGTGGAGGAAGATATTCCTTTCCGAATTGCTGTTCCTACACAAGAGGCAATTGATAAGTGGCAATCACAACCACCACAACATGTTGCTGTTGTTCATAATGTTGATATGGTTGCTGATATGTGGGCAGAGCATAATAGAATAGAGGAAGAACGTAAACTACAACTGGAGCTTGATTTATGAAGGACTTTAATACACCAGGATCCAATAAAAGTTGGATGGATGAAGGTTTCAAAAAATTTGCAGTTGATACTCAGCTACATAACATATGCAAAATATTGGGTGGTGAAGCAAAGCATTATATTTGCACTGATAAAAAAACCCAGCATCAAAAAATTGTAATAGAATACGATCACCAGAAAAAATGACAGCAGCAGTAATTTATTCCAATGGAAGTCAAGAGTGTGAGCGTATGGCAGCACTCTTAGAAAAATTAGAAGGTGTATCAGAGTTCCAAAAATACGAAGTAGGACAACACTTTGAAGATCACCAATTTCGTAATGAATTTGGTACAGAGGCAACATATCCACAAATTGCCATTGGATACAAACATATTGGTAATATGCATGACACGTTACACTATATGAAAGATGCTGGGATGCTTGAGTCTTGACAAATCTCAGAAAATCCAGTATGATCAACTATGTTAAGGATAATGCATCATGACTTTAAAACAGTTTAAAAGAATTGACAGGCACGGGCACGAGGAAACTTGGGAGTGGGAAGAAACTCCTGAGCTCAAGGCATTCATTAAGCAACAATCAATTATCAAACTGTCTGCGCCACCCACACGCCCCACTTAATCTGCTATAATTACAGAGTTGAGAGGTAAACCAAATGTGTTTCCTTACGCGAAACCGCCTCTCACATCTGCGAGTATGGCGGAATCGGTAGACGCACCAGACTTAAAATCTGTTGAGAGTAATCTCGTGGGAGTTCAAGTCTCCCTATTCGTATTCTGTTAAATAACATTAACAGGAAATCACAACATTATGGCACAGTTCAGGTATACAATCTCACGTAAACATGTATTTGTAGACAGTGTACCTGTTTTGATGTACTATGTTGAAGATATGCCATTTGCTTTTGATGTTCTTGAAGAAGAGCAGAAGAGTGATAAGTGGATATTGGCAGAAGCAGCACTCAATCAAGAGTATACTATGGAAGACATCTTCAAGTATTCTGATTACCTAATTGCAGAAGAATGCCACCCAGTTTTATTTGACCTAGATTTAATTAATCCAGAACTTATACCATAATGAGCCAGTTTTTTGAATTTCTGATAGGGACTTTCGCTAACAAACGTCAAGCACAGTCTCATCCTACTCGTTATGCACATATTCGTGTCTCTCATCGCTTGATAGGAGAAAACCGTATTTACGGTGAACAAGCATACAATTACTTATTGAATAGACCATACAGGCAATTTGTTATTGATGTAGTGCAAGATGGTGAAGAGTATCGCCTGAAGAATTATGAGATTACAGATCCTCTACGGTTTGCTCAGTGTAAAAACCTAGAAGAAATTACTGATGATCTCTTGACATACCGAGAGGGTTGTGATATTATTATGAGGCAGACAGGTCCGAAGTCCTACTTTGGTGGAACTTCTACTTGCAACTGTGCTGTAAACTGGAATGGTACTAAAACCTATGTCCAGAATGAAGTTACTCTTACTGAAGACGAGTACCATGTCGTTGACAAAGGTCTTCATGTAGAAACGCATCAAAAAATTTGGGGTTCCGATTGGGGTGCCTTCAAATTTGTTAAAATGCCAAACTAGCTCAGTGGTAGAGCAGGGCTTTTGTAAAGCTCAGGTCGCAGGTTCAAATCCTGTGTTTGGCTTGACACAGGATCAAATCTGTGTCATAATTAAACTGTCATTGATCGTTGCTTAGTCAGCGGTCATTATTTGGAAAATTCCATTATGAAAAAAGTTCCTTTTGCTGAACTCACAATTAAAAAGCTTCGCGTCACTCGTGAAGATGATCCTTTGGCAAACTTTCCTTTGCTGAAGATGCGTGGTGATTTTAACATGGTTAACATCACTTCTCTCGTTGCTACCGTTAACGCAGCACGAGGATGTGCCAAGGAGCACGGAAACGTTGATGCCCTAACTGCATCTATGTTCCGTGGTTGGGATCCTGGTACATGGCCATTCCCTTATATCAACCTCAATGGGAAGTTTGAACTCATTGACCGTAGACACACCAAGTCTGCAGCAGAATCTCTGCTTATCAAGCAAGCTCCTGGAGCTGAATACGTTCGCTCTGTCTGTGAAGAGTGGGATTTCCTTTCTCTGAAGGCAGTTCTCGTTCTTGCTGCTATCCGTTTCAATGTAGATGGCACCACTAACGCTACCAAAGACCACTTTGTTCATGCTGTCTTGACAGTGTGTGACATAGATGGACTGGATAATACCGATATTCTTCTTGTTCGTGGTCTCCTTGATCTTGCTGGTGCCAATGAGCGTTATAACCACAAGAACCCCATTACTTGCATTGAAAACCAAATCATCAAATTTGACAAGGATTTAGATGGTTCAGTTTCTATGACCAAGAACTCTACTGATGAGGACTTTACCAAGGTCATGGACAACCTTCCTTCTTTTGGCGATAACCAAGTAGATAAGGACGGTACGAAGCTGTTTACTATGGTTGCTGACCGACGATTCAATAAGCGTTATGCTTGGGACCTGTTGCGTCACATTTGGGAAGCAGAACGAAACGGAGAATCTGTTCGCATCCTTATTCGCAGTAAGTCTACTACTGCTCGTGGTATCCGTGATGACAGGCAAGACCTGTTTGAGAAGGTTGTTGAGTATTGCAACCTTGCATACAACAGCTATCGTGACTTCGCTTCAGAAGCGATGAACGAATCTCTTCCTTCTTACATTTCTGGTATTGAATTGCCACGTAAGGGTGTTGAGAACCTTCCTGGAGAAGTATTCATTCTCCACCAACTAGATGGTGAAGAAGTACCCTCTCAGGTTGATTTCCTTGATTACTATCCTTCCGTGGATTTTAATCAGTGATTCAACGGGGTCTTCGGACCCCTCCCATTCCTCTTTAGCTCAGCGGCAGAGCAAGCGACTGTTAATCGCTCGGTCCTAGGTTCAAATCCTAGAAGGGGAGTTTTACATAATAATTATGTACAGAACAACATATAGAGAACAACTAGAATACATCTACATATGTTTTAGAGAAGTATTTTTGATATGCCTTACAAGGATAAAGAAGAAAATCGTAAATATCAGCGTGAGTGGGCTAGAAAGAATTCAAAGACTCGTAAAGACAATCAAATTAGTCATCAGAGGAGAAAGCAGATAGTAGAAGATGCAAAGAAGCATCCATGCATCATCTGCAATAAAGAATTTCATCCTGTACAAATGGATCTTATACATGTAGATCCATCACCCAAGAAACATAGTGTATCAAAACTATTGCAATTAGCAAGTTACAAAACATTAAAAGAAGAAATTGACAAATGTGCCCCTGTGTGTGCAAACTGCAATAGATTACTGCAACATAATATGGTAGAACTCCCTGAACTTATTATTATGCCATAGGGTTCAAATCCTTATTACTTTAAATCTTAGAACCTCACAGCGTTTCTTGTGATCTTCTAGTATAAATAAACCCGAGGACAAAAGTTAGCAGGGTCAGAGTAGTCATGCCTTTAACACGTTTAGATAACCTTATTAGTTCTAAGACTGGTAAGTATCTTTATGTTTCGCCAGACGATTTCAACGCGACAGATGCGTTATCTAATAGAGGTAACTCACCTGTAACGCCATTTAGGAGCATTCAGCGTGCTTTTCTAGAAATTGCGAGATATTCATATCTTCCTGGATTTGGTAATGACAGGTTTGACCAATTCAGCATTATGCTGATGCCTGGTATTCATTATATTGATAACCGTCCTGGTCTAGCTGATACTTCTAACATTGATATCTTCGGATTTGATCAAGGCACGAATGCTTGGACTGATGACAGCATTCTTGACATTTCTAATCCAGATAACGTTTTCTGGAAGTTTAACAACACTGAGGGTGGTGCAATCATCCCTAGAGGTTCTTCACTCGTAGGTTATGACCTAAGAAGAACTGTTGTTCGTCCAATGTACGTTCCTGATCCTGCAACAACGGAACGTGAAATCCCTCGCTCTGCAATTTTTAACGTAACAGGTGGTTGTTACTTCTGGCAGTTCACCATTAAAGATGGACAAACAACTACTGAATCTCCTCTTTATAATAATTCACAAGGCACTGGTGAAGTTTACTACGATCCAAAAGATTTTACTAAGAAAGCAGCACCAAACTTTTCACACCACAAACTAACTGTTTTTGAATACGCAGATACCGAAGAATTAGGTATCTTTTACAGAAAGATTGCAAAGGCATTTTCTGCATTCCAACCCACAATTGATGACCCAGGTGAGTTTGATTTAAGAGTCCAAGAGAATAGAATTGTTGGTCCTCTATCTGACTCTAGAGTTATTGAAAGCCTGACTCTATCTGATGCTACTACTGATCCTAGCATCTCTGCTTCTACTGCTGAAATTGAAGTAACAACTAAAGTTGATCATGGTTACTTCCAAGGTCAGTTCGTTGCTATTGCAAATACTGAGATTGATGATGTACTAGAAGGTATTTTCCAGATCAAATCTATTGATCAAAATGATGCTCGTAAGTTTACATATGAAGTACCTTTTGTTGTAAGCGCAATTGGTAGTAATATTGTATCTGGTCAGACTGTTAGTGTAGATACTACACCCGCACTAGGTCAAAACGCACAGACTCTAGCAGAAGTTGACTCGGTTGAGTCTGCATCTCCTTATGTCTTTAACGTATCAATTCGCTCCACATGGGGTATTTGTGGCATCTGGGCGAACGGTCTGAAGGCGACTGGCTTTAAGTCAATGGTCATAGCTCAATATACTGGAGTTAGCCTTCAAAAAGATGACAGAGCATTCATCCGTTATGATGAATACACCAATACTTGGAATCAGGCATCACTAACTGACGCATTTGCTACAGTTCCTTATCACACCAAAGGTGATTCGTATTGGAAGGATGAGTGGAGAAACTTCCACGTTAGAGCATCGGAAGATGCATTCATCCAGAACGTTTCTATCTTCGCTGTTGGTTTCGCTGATCACTTCCTGATGGAAAGTGGTGGTGATATGTCCATCACGAACTCAAACTCTAACTTCGGTAATACATCACTTCATGCTATTGGTTTCAAAGGTTTCGCCTTTAACCAAGATAAAGGTGGTTACATCACGGATATTATTCCGCCCAAGAAAGTTACTGATAATGCTGCAAGCACTAAGAAAATCAATTACTATACAATTGATATTCAAGGAACACTTGCAACTTCCCAGAACTACACCAAACTATTTCTCGGCAGTGATGAGATCAGTAGTCCTTTAACTCGCCCTGCTGCAACTATTACTGGTTACAGACTTGGTGCTAAGTCTGATGATAAACTGTATGTTAAACTAGATCCAGCAGCTGGTACTGATGAGTTCTTCAATGCATCGCTAGAACCAACTGGTTTCGTTAAGTATGTTGCTAAGGGTGACATCCTTAATCCATCTGGTGGTGTTGTTAACAGTGTCTATGCTGATGCTGCTAACCTCATTGAATCTAACCGTCGCATGATTCAAGAGGAAGTCTTTGGTTATATCCTAGAGAAGTATCCTAGACTCCAGAACATTCCATATGTTAACCCTGGTCTAAATCCTGCAGGTAACAGATACTTTGATGCTCGTAACCTGATTATTGCAAACCGTCAAGAGATTGTTGACAATTCATATGATCAAATGGTTGATACCTTTGGTCTCGGTGCAATTCAAGGTGCAGGTAACGCTGGTAAGTGTAAGCGTGACATCGGTCTAATCGTTGATGCAGTTGCGGAAGATTTAAGAGACGGTGGTAATTCTAACATTATCGCTGCAACAAAGCTTTACTTTGATGGTAACGGTTCTCCACTAAGCAACGGTCTTGTCGGTGAAGAAGATCCTTCTGTATATGCATTTAATAGAGCAAGAGATCTTTGTAAGAAAGCAATTGCTAACTTACTGACAATCAAGGCAGATTTATATGATCCTGATCCTAATAGTAACTTAACATCATATGGTATTAACGCTGGTTATACTGGTTCTGCAGCAGAAGAAGCAGGACTGACAACTAACGGTGTTACTATTGATATTACTCAGAACCAAGATCCTGCTGGTCGTTATAAGGATGCACGTAATAGAATTGTCGCTAATAGAGAGTTTATCCTAGACGCAGCACTTGCTGAGGTAAGTGTATATCATCCTGACTTCTATATTCCTGGTGACACTCAAACTAATGCTCAGTCTAGGCTTGCAGACGCATTCAGAATGATTCGTCGCAACTCTTCTGAGATTAGAGACAAGGCACTTGCATCTATTGTAGTCAATCACCCTGATTTCTACATTCCTGGTGATAATCAAACAGATGGTGGATCTAGATTTGCTGATTCTTATCGCTTGATTTCACAGAACAGAGATCAAATTGTTGACACTGCACTAGCACAAATTACAGTTGGTCATCCTGACTTCTTTATTCCTGGAGACCAGCAAACTGATGCTCGCTCTAGATATGCGGATGGATATCGTCTGATCCAACAAAATAAGACTGATATTGTTGATGTTGCATATGCAGCAATGCTAGCACTATATCCAAACTATGATGGCAACAATGGTAATACATTTGGTGCAAAGTGCAAGCGTGATATGGGTATCTTTGTTGATGCTGTATCACTTGACTTATTTGTTGGTGGTAATAAGTATTCCCGCAAGTTTGTATCTGAATACTTTGATGGTAGTGGTAACTGGATTTCTGGTGGTTTGCAAGGCGAAGAGACTGCATCTATTGAAGCATTCAACCAAGCAAGAGATCAGATGAAGCTAGCAGTTGCTAACCAACTTGCTATTCAAGATCTTACAGTTACTGAAGGTCCTGCACAATATGGTGGAGGCGGTGGTGATGTCTCTAGAACTAACTCTGGTGCTTGTGATGACGTTCAATCTGCTATCGTAACTTTAACTGATATTATTACCACACCTATTATTAATGGAAATCTATCTTCTTTACCTGCAGAAACTGCTTATATTGCTGGTCCTGGTGAGGATAAGTGCCGTAGAGACATTGGTATCTTCGTTGACTCCCTAGCACTTGACTTGTTCATGCAGGGTAATGTCTATACCCATAGATTTGCTGCAGAATACTTTGAGAACGCAACCACACCTATTGCTAATGGTGTTACTGGTGAAGAAGCTCCAACGATCACTACGCTGAACAAAGCAGCAGAGATGATCAAGAAAGCGATCACTAACCAACTCTATGAGAAGGATCTAACGATCACTGCTGATAATGCACCTGGATCTGTATATGGTCAGGTATCTAAGGATTACACGCCACATGGTGCAACTTATGATGCAGCA